GCAGGCGCCTTCACCCTTGCCTGCATCACCGAACAGCGATCCCTCGAGATCAACAACGAGGAAATCGATATCACCAAGCCGAGCTGCACCGATCCCGGCAGCAAGCTCACGCTGGCGCTGATGTACGGCATCCAGTCCATCCGTTTCAGCGGGCAGGGCGCCTTCGTCGACACCGTCACGATGAAGGCGGTCACCGCCGACGCCGTCAACCAGGTCATCACCGAGTATCAGGTCACGGTGCCCGGCGTCGGCACCTTCGAGGGCGATATGCTCGTCTCGATGACGTTCTCCGGCGACAAGACCAACGAGCTGCAGGCTGATATCCGTTGCGCCATGACCGGCGCTCTCACCTTCGTGCCCGCCGTCTGATTGGGGAATATCATGCTGCCTGCCAATCCATTGCGCGGCGAGGCGGAGGTTCGCATCGGTTCGATCGACTTCCGCATCGCCGTCACTTTCTCCGGCCTCGCTCGTCTTTCCGACGCGATCGGCGCCCGCACACTCGACGAGCTCTACGGTCGCCTCCTCGGCTTCGAGCCGAAGGCGGTCGCCTGCGCCGTCCGCTGCCTGATCGTGGCTGACGACGAGGACCAGATTTCGGCGCTTTCGGCGAGGATCCTCGATGACGGCAATATCTCGGCGGCCGATCAGCTCTCCTGGCGCGAGGCGGTCGAAAAGGCGCTGTCGGCTCACATTGCTGCTGGGACAATTCGGCGGGACGAGCGGACCGCGTCGCAGATTGCGGGAGACGCTGTCCTGGGAAAGCCCGTAAGCCCCTCCTGATTAAGGATCATCTCAAGTCGCTGTACCGTATCGCCACGAACCCGAAGATGCTCGGCTGGTCGCCCGAGACCTTCTGGAAGGCGACGGCGGCGGAATTCGAGATGACCGTTGAGGGGCTTTCCGGGAATGTTCGCGGCGGACCGTTCATTTCGCGTGAGGAGGTTCGGCGCGCTGCTGCTGAGCATGGCGTTCGGCCTTCGTTGAAGGCGAATCCCAAGGCGAGAACGACGGGGGGTGGTTGGCCCTGATCTGATCATGATCGGTGACGGAGGCGAAACACCGGTTTTGCCCCGTGGCGGACTGATCCGGGTTGCGATATCTATCCTAGGTTTAGTTTTTCGTCTACATTCGCCACATGGGTATAAACGCCAAGGCAGCTACGCCCATTTTTGTATATTAGAAATTACTTAGCATTCACCCCGACCATACTTTCCCAACAGGGAGGCTCCGATGCGAGCACTAGGTATACTTGACGACAGAAATCTGATCTCCAAGCTTGGCTCGATAGCTCTTCTGGCCATCGGACTGACGGCTCTCCCGACCGGCGCGGCAAATGCGTCCGATGCCATCACGGAAGAAGAGGCCCACGCGATCGCCGTGGAAGCCTACGTGTATTTCTACCCTCTGATATCGATGGACGTCACGCGGAAGCAGTTGACCAACACCGAAGCCAAGGAAGGTGGGATTGGCGGCCCTTCCAATCGGTTCAACAACATTCGCGAGTTTCCACCGGCGGACATGAAGGTAGTGGTCCGCCCAAATTTTCATACGCTGTATTCGAGCGCCTGGCTCGATTTGACAAAAGAGCCGGTTGTGATTTCGGCTCCCAATACTGGTGGACGCTTTTATCTGCTCCCGATGCTCGACATGTGGACGGATGTGTTCGCCGCACCGGGCTGGAGGACCACCGGAACCGCGGTCGGCAACTTTCTTATCGCGCCGCCCGGCTGGCGGCCTGATCTGCGTGATAATTTCGATGAGTTCAAGCTGCCGGCAGGAACGCAGAGGATTGATGCGCCGACGCCACACGTATGGGTGATCGGGCGGACGAAGACCGATGGACCGCAGGACTATGACGCGGTGCATAAAATCCAGGACGGTTATAAGATCACTTTGCTCTCTGAATGGGACAAGCAGCCGAAGCCGGTTGAGCTTAAGATCGATCCTTCCGTGGACATGAAGACACCGCCGAAGACTCAAGTCGACACAGCCTCGGCCGGAGCCTATTTCGCCTATGCTGCCGAGCTCCTGAAGCTCAACCCTCCACATGTCACCGACCAGCCCATGATTGCCCGCATGAAAAGAATAGGCATTGAGCCGGGCAAGAGCTTCGATCTTTCCAAGGCTGATTCAGTCGTCCAGAAAGCTCTCGAAACGGTGCCCCAAAATGCTCAGGCTCTCATGGCTTGGAAATTGCCTACTTTAGCCCGCGCCACCAACGGCTGGTCGATGAACACCGACACTATGGGTGTCTACGGCAACTATTATTTGAAGCGCGCCATCATTGCGCAACAGGGGCTGGGCGCCAACTTGCCCGAAGACGCCATCTATCCGCTCAATCTCGCCGACGAAAACGGGCAGCCGCTCGATGGCAAGAACAACTACACGATGCACTTCGACAAGGCAGACATCCCGCCGACCCATGCCTTCTGGTCAGTGACATTATACGACGAAAAAGGGTTCCAAGTCGCCAACTCCATCAACCGTTTTGCTGTTAGCAGCTGGATGCCGTTCCATTACAACGCCGATGGTTCACTCGATCTTTATTTCCAACGCGAGAGCCCTGGTAAGGACAAGGAGTGGAACTGGCTGCCGGCTCCCAATGGGCCGTATAACCTGACGATGCGGCTCTACGCACCCAAGCCGGATGCGCTGACGGGTAAGTGGAACCCTCCGCCAGTCATCAAAGCCCACGCAATATCTCCGTTCGCGGCACAATGACCCGAGTAGGTTAATCGCACGGCGTTGCATGCACAGAGTTACGCCAAGGAGGTCGGCATAAGTCGACCTCCTTGGCGGGGCGCACAGGACTGGAGCGAGCATCGACGAGTTGCTGAGGAGCTCGGCATTGACGTCTTCGATGATGTGACGTTGCACAATCGCGGCGGGCGTGCTCGGTAGAGGCTCGTTCTCCTCCGGCCTCGACCCGCGCTTTGAAGGTGCTTGCTCAGACCGGATTAGCAGCATGAAACGTGCGTTAGAAGCTCTCCTTTGAGCCATCCGCGTACAAGACGGCCTTCACGCAGGTGGCGGTCTTTACGTCCTGCTTCCGCAACTGGAGCAGTCGCTTTAGATGTACACCCGCTGGCCAAGTTAGGTGTTCATTGTATCTGCCGCCCGCCGGAATGGTAGCGTCTGGCCCAATGGGAATGGCCCCGAGCGGAACATCCAGGGCGTCGTAGAAGTAGGCTACAGCCTTGAGCATGCGAATCTGCTTCTTGGCGTGTGACTGAACGTCAAATGTGATTTCGACGTGCTCCTCACCCGCTTGTCCGGCCGACCAGTCGGTGATGCTGAGCATCGTTTCGTTGCAGCCGGTGGCCTTCGCTTCCGACGCTGCAAACACAGACAGTATCAAGAACAACCTGAGCATGCGCCCCTCCCTGTTGCGGCGGAGCGTAGCGATTTTTCTTTTCTCCGCAACGAGGCATTCGATGAGCCGTCCGGATATTCCAGTTACCATTTCCGGAGACCCGAGGGGTTTCCAGTCCGCGCTTGCGCGGGTGCGGGCGCTCTCCAAAACGACGGCGACCGACGTCGCGGCTTCTTTCGGGCGTGTAAAGAGCCTTGCCGGGGGTGCCGCAGGGCTTTTCACAGGCATCGTTTCGGCTTCTGCCGTGGCGGCCATCCGCGATGCTGCCAGCGCCATTGCATCCGTCGGTGACGAGGCGCGGCGGGCTGGCCTCGACGTCAAGAGCTTCCAAGAGTTGAAGTATGTGGCTGAGCAAAACCGCGTTGGTGTCGACGCGCTGACGGATGGCATCAAGGAACTGAACCTCCGCGCCGACGAGTTCATCGTTACCGGCGGAGGTTCGGCGGCCGAGGCTTTCCAGCGGCTTGGCTATTCCGCCGAGGACCTGAAGCGGAAGCTCGAGGATCCTGCGGACCTCTTTACCGAGATCATCGGGCGCCTGGGCGATCTCGATAAGGCGGCGCAGATACGCATCATGGACGAGATATTCGGTGGTACCGGCGGAGAGCAGTTCGTACAGCTGATCGAGGCGGGCGAGGCCGGGATCCGCGACACGATCAAGGCAGCCAATGATCTTGGGATCGTCCTCGACAGACAGATGATCGAGCAAGCGGAAGAGATTGATCGCCAATTCAATGCGATCGCGACCACCGTTGGGACCAATCTGAAGGCCGCTATCGTTTCCGCCGTGGGCAGCCTCGGCCAATTCATTGATAGCTTCAATGAATTCGAGCGGCAGCAGACTAGGACCCTTCAGACGCGGCAAACCGCAATCATGGGGGAAAAGAACGACACGTATCGGCAAATCCAAGAGGCGACGCAGGAACGTATAGCGCTCGGTGAGACTGGCGCCGGCGGAATGATCGATCAATCCATAGCTGAACTTCAGGCCCATATGGATCGGCTGAATGAAGAGGAGAACAGGATCATCGAGATCCTGAGCGAGCGAAACTCCCCGAAGCTTGCTCCGCAGGGCCCGAAGTGGGAGCCGATCACCCCGCCGGATGATGACGAGAAGGGCCGCAGTCGCTCTAAACAAGTTTCCGAGGCCGAAAAGGAAAAGAAGGCGATCGACGACGTCATCGCATCGCTCCGCGAGGAACTGGCGATCATAGGCCTGACCGACATCGAACGTGAGCGCACCATCGCGCTGCGCGAGGCAGGTGTCGAGGCGACCTCGAAGGAAGGTCAGCAGATATCGGCGCTCATCGACGAAAAGTACCGCCAGCTCGCGGCCGAGGAGGAGCTGGCCGAGCAGTATGAGCGGAGCGAAGAAGCGGCCGAGCGGATGGGCCAGGTGCTGGATGATCAGCTGATGCGCATCGTCGACGGCAGCTTCGACGCGAAGGAGGCGATCGCGGCGCTGCTGTCCGAGATCATCAATGTCCAGACGAACGGGAAGGGGCTTTTCGGTTCACTCTTCAGCGAGATCTTCGGCGGCGGCGGAGGTACCTCCTCCACCTTTGTGCCGACCACCACTCTCGGCGATTTCCTTGGTTATGGCGGCGCTCGCGCCGGCGGCGGCGATGTTTCTCCCGGGCGCATCTATCGGGTCAACGAATATGAGGACGAGTTCTTTGCGCCGACCAGCCACGGCCGGATCATCGCGCCGAGCAAGCTGTCCGGCGCGTCGGCAGATGGCGAGGGAGGCGGCGGCCGGACCGTCGTTGAGATCGTACTGAGCAAGGATTTGTTGGCTAGCATCCTCGAGCAGACCGGCGACCAGACAGTGCGCATTGTCCGCAGCAACGAGGAGGCTAGGGCAAACTATCGCCAGAACGGCGGGGAAGATTTCTGATGGCGTTTCTCATTTCGCTTCCGAGCGTGGTTTACGGGCAGGTCGCGTTCGACCCGGTGCGCATTCGCGACACGAACCGCATGGAAGGCAGGCGTACCGAGACGGCCTATTCCGGGACGCCTTACTGGATCGCCTCCTATTCGGCGTCGAAGCTGACAACGGCCGAGGCGGCGCTCTTCGATGCCTTCAACATGGATGCGAACGACGGCGGTGTAATCGCCGGCTACGATGCACACCGACCGCGGCCGATTGCCTATCAGGGCAGCACCCCGCTTTCCGGCGTGAAGGCGGGCGGAGGTGCTTTCAATGGCGACACCGTGCTGCAGTCGATCACCGACGGCAACACGATTGTAGTCTCGGGGCTGCCGGCCGGGTTTAAGCTGGGGCGCGGCGATTATGTCGAGGTCCGGAAATCGACCTTCGTACGATCGCTGCATCGGATTACGCAAGCCGCTACGGCAAGTGCGGCCGGTGTGGTGACCCTGAAGATCCGCTTCGCGCTTAACACGCAGGTCTTCACCCTGCCATGCACCGTCCATTTCGAGAAGCCTTCCTGCATCATGGAAATGGATGCGGGAAGCTTCAGCCTGCCGAAGACCTGGCCGAACTATAACGTCCAGTTTACCGCAACGGAGTTGTTCCTCCCATGAGCGTGCTATCTCCCGAGGTCGAGGACCTGGTCGAGAGCGGCGAGTTCGCGATACTCGATCTGATCCGCTTCGATCTGCCAGGCAAGACCGTCGGCTATCACCGCGGCGGTCGCAAGTTCACCTATAATGGCTTGGTGTATCTGCCGAACCGGTATCTGCAGCCCGGCGACATGGTCAGCGCCGTGGGCGTGGCAGTCACCACGCGGACCATCGTCTTCTCCAATATTCCGGTGATCGATCCAGAGGATGCGGTCGCACGGATTGAGGAGTTCAACTACCAGAACGCGCCGGTCATCATCACCGCGCTTGCCGGTGAACCGAACACGAGCAATCCCGTAGGGGTGCTGGTCTCGACCATCTACGAGATCGACCAGGTGCGCTACAACGAGGGTGCGGTCTCCGGTTCCGAACGAACGCTGACGATGATGATCGATCTGCAGCCGCCCGGACGATCGGCGCGCGGCTCGACCGGGGTCAAGCGCTCGCAGGCCGAGCAGCAGTTCGACAATAATCC